TTTTCTAAGTAGTCTACAACGTCCGAAATTTCCTTTGTAGTAGCCTTAGCGGTGCTTGTTTTGCCACACTGAGCCTTGAGTACCCTTTTAAAGAGACTATTTTTTACCATATCCGCATCCCACTCTCTCTCGAATTCTTTTCCAAAGTAGTGTTCTGTGAATAGAAAGTGGTTTTCGTTAAATTTTACTGCGAGCCATTCACAATAAAGGTGAAGAGCCGAATTTTGAGCTGTAGTCCGTACAGGCTTTCGTATTACGATCTCCCACTTTGCATCGGGAAGATCCTGTAGAACGTCTGAGAGGGAAGCCCACTGAGCTATATCGAATCCCTCAGTGGTGTCGAATGGAATTGTTTTCATAGTAGTGAGGCTTGTTTAAGTAATTGTATATCCCAATCTTCCCCAGTGTCGTATTTGTAAACACTCCGATCAACCTTTATAAGTTTTCCTTTCTTCCATAACTGTGAAAGGTGAGTGTTAAAAGCAGGGGGTACGAAAATCCCCAGTAAACGTGCTTTTTCGTAGAACTCTTCACTTGTAAGAGCTTGATTCGGGAACTCTTTAAATACTGACATGATACTGATTTTAGCGTTGTATTTCATGTGAGGTTGTGATTTTTAATAAACTCCTCTACTGCTGTATGAATTAATACTTGTCGGTTCACCTTCCCGATCTTGTCGGATACCCCTTGGATCAGTGCGAGTGTTTTTACTGGCATCTGGAAAGAGGTTTTTTCGCTTAACGAGTGCATATTAAACGTAAGTTTGGCGATTAGTTCTGCGTTCATAGGTTTTTGTTTTAGGGATTAGTCCATTTTACAATAGAAGCAAGCCCCCGTGTCGGGGGTGTGTCCACAATGTTCACATTCGTCCTCCTCAGGGCTACAGTGCTCTTTACAGTCCATACACATTTCATTGAACATGTTGGCTCCGCAACAATTTGATACTGGGTTTTCGTATTTCATTTTATTTTCCCATTTAGCCCATGAGTGGGGGTCTTATAAATTAAGTAGCTATCTTCTTTTCAATTTCTTTTATCATCTCTTTTCCCTTCTCTATCCCTATCAACAGCTTGTCTTGCATTTCCTTATCTGGTTCGATTCGGAATATAAGAAGTGATTTTTTAAAGTTTGGATTATAAAGAATCAAGTCCCACCATACACGCTTAGAAAGAAGTAGGCTCATTTGGATCTGCCAAATATGTTTTTTATCAACTGCCTTGAGTCCATTAAGGATAACTTGGAAATGGTTTTTGTCGTTTAGAGACTTTACCTCCACACCTCCGACCTCTTTATAAAGCCCGTCTGGTGAAAATCCAGAGTATTCATCTACTTCTACAAAACCAACCTCATCAAGTTCGTTCCCTGTTTCAAGTTCGTACATAGTTCTTGCGAGTGGTTCAAGTTCGTTCCCTCGTTCCATATCCTTATTGGTGTAGTTCTCGTTCTCTCCTGAAGAGTAATAGTCTGACATAAGCTCTGAAACGTATGTATCAAGCCCCTTTCCTGCTGAGGCGATAGCTTGTGCATGACTCGCGGTTAATTTCTTCTGCCGAATCGCAAACCATTCTGGTGTCTGTTGCTCAAAGTTATGGGTTTTCATTGTAGTTGTGATTTACGGATAGAAACGTATTTATCAAATTCTTTTCCCTTCCCTTTGTTTTTTTGGTAATACTCCTTGAGTCCTTCAACGGTTGTAATTTCATCAATCTCTTGTTTGAATTTAAGATCAATCTCAAGTGGATTATCTAGGTTGTAATTTTCGTTGTCCATTTCATCAATACTCGTGTATATGTCTGCGAAATGTTGTTTTACAGCCTTCTTTATTACTGTCTTGAGTGCCATTTCGTTAAACCATTGTTTCCAAATATAGTCTGTTTTCGCTACCTTCCTATGCTTGTCTATATCATCGGAATTAAGAGTTGTAAGAAATTCACCTCGTTTGTTTTTGATTACGCAATACCCTCCAAGTAGTGCCTCCTTTTTGAATGGGTCTTTGATCTTGTGAGAATATGATACTTTCCCGTTTTCTTTCTCGAAGTTGATTTCATCACCCTCGTGAACCAGTTGAACGTCTATAATGCTCTCAGGGTATACAAGGTACATTTTGTTCTTATAGGCTACGTAGTCATAAGAAATACCAGTGCTTTGGAGTGTGATATGTTCTCCGTCGAAAACAAGCCCTTCGGCTTTTACCCTCTTATAGAGTTCGGACATTTGCTTTTCTGTTCTCTTTTGGATCCATGGGTTCTTTAGTGATCCATCTCTCTTTTTATCAAGAGTTAGCCTAATGATATATGAGGAGAATTTTTCTACTTCCTCGTTAGGGAAGTCTTGTAGTTCAGAAACGATTGCGTCTTTGTTCATCTTTTTTGGGTTAATTGATATGTATCCCAGAGATTATTGAAGGCTTCGTTAAATCTCCCGTCTGTGTCGAAGCTGACTTTTCCTTGTAGTTTTCCGAACATATAACAGAAGTCACTCTGGAATTTAATGCCGTATTTTCTGCCGAGTATGATTTCTTCTTTGGTAATCATTAGTAGTTGGGATTAGTAGGATATAAATCTTCTGCTTCTCTTGAAGCCTTGAGTTCTTCCTCTTCTGTGAGGAAATCGAAAGCGATATCATCTACCATCATTTAGAAAGGTAAGGAATAGAAATGTACAGAATCCTGTACAAGAAACGATTATCAGTCCTCCCCAAAACGGGTTAGGCAAGAAGAACAGAGCAATCATTACGAGAAATAGAATTGGATATAATTTATTCATCGAGAGGATTGTAATCTTATGTCTCGCGTTTGTCAAGAAAATGGGTTGTATTTTTAAATAAATCATGTTCTTTATATAATGAGAGGATTGTATTAAATCGTTTGACTTTGGTGATACGATGTGCAATAATCCTCTTGTAAAAACTCTCAAAGTCTATCGCCTGAGCACGCGGCTAAACTGCTCACCCAATAAAACACAAATACAATGTTTGTACGAAAACAAACGGGACGGGGAAGCAGGATCTTGTTAGAGATCGTGGATAGTAAAAGGACTCACTTGATTGCTATAATCGTAAAAGCGAATCCAGCAGACAATACTTTAAAATTCAATCCAGAGTATCCAGAGAACACGAGTATAGAAGTACAAGACTTTGTTCAAAAATGGATAGATGATCGGATCGAAAAATGTAAATACGTACTCAAATGATAACCTATAAATTATTGCTTCCGAACCTCAAGTCTAACGAGACACCTGACGAATATAATAAGTGGATCGAGAAAATCCGTATTAAAAACTCTAAGAAATGAAGCCAATAAATCTATTAAACCAAGCAGATATTTCCAGAGAGAAAGGAATTGAAAAATCGAAACTCTCCCGTATAGTACAGAAAGGAGAAATCCAAATCTACAAAATCAAAGGAAGGAAAACAAACTTCTTTAACCTGAAAGAACTTACTTTTTAACCCATAATTATGTTCAATCCGTTTGCACCCGCCTTCAAGAAGTCCGTATTACAGACAAGTCCGCAAGTCTGGATGTGGCAACCAAAAGAAAAGAAAGACGTTATCATTGAGATTCAGGACAAGAACTGGCGATTTGCTGACGATCTTGTAAACCACTTAGCTAACTTTTCAGAAGATTTGATCCTTACTGCGGTAACTCCAAAGAAGCCTCATATGCTATTTGGAAATCCGTTCAACGCTGAACAGACAAGTCTCGCGTTTGGTGGATCAACCGAAGAATGTAAGATTATTTTCGTAGCTGAATTCCTTAGTTGGCTACAGAAAGGAAAAGCACTTACACCTAGAAACGAGAAGAAGAAGTAATTTATTTTTTAAAACCCCATTATTATGGACGAAAACTCAATCAGAGAAGAGGCTAAAACCCTCAAAATCAGTAACTGGCACAATAAGAAGATTGCCACACTTAAACAGGAAGTATTAACTGCCCGTGTAGCAAACGAGCACTCTGGTGTAGCTCCTGGAACACCTGTATCTCCTGAAGCTCCTACGGCTCCCGTAGTCAGTGGTCAATACACTGCTCCTGTTCAACCAGTAAAGACAGAAGCACAACTTATGAAAGAAGAGGAGATTGAGGGAAACAAAGGATTTATAGAAGCTGCGAAAGAAGAGCAAATGTATCCTTTTGCGAACAAGAAAGGTGATCGTATCGGTCTTTATAAAAAAACGAGTACAGAGTATGATATTGCACCTGGACAGAAAGACTCTTCTTATGAGTTTGTTCGATGGTCGGATGAAGAAGTAAAATAAGATTGTTCTGAGAAGGTTTGTTGTCATTTGCGAACCTTCTACTGAGTAATCTACTATGACAAAACAAACAATCAGTCCACAAGAGTTTGATGATCTACCTCGTAAGATAAAGAGGGAGTTAGCACGTCAAGCCAAGAAAGAAGGGAGGGAACTTCCGAAAATCCCCAAGATGGCAAAAATCTACACTCAAGTAGATAAAGACCTCTGGGATACTTCATTAAGGGTAATGGAGAAACACCATATTACGATTCAACACTTATTCGAGACTACTCTCAGACAGCTTATAGAAGCGGAGAGAGAAGCTAATCCTTCAAAATTGAAATGAAAAAAACACGAATTCAAAAGTTCTCGTTACGGAAAAAGATCAAACGTATAAAGGCACAAATGCTAGACCGATACGAAAACCCGTCATACGGGAAAATGATCGAAGAGAGGGCAGAAGCGATTAAGGAGGCGAAAGAGGTTAAAAAAGAAAAATGACAGATCTAAAATATTCAGCTACGGCAGAAATTTCAATGGGTATTCTAGACGGAATAACTGTAACGAAAAAAATAGACGGAAAACCAGTGGGAATTAAGTATCTCGAAAGAGAAGACATAACACAGGCAGTAATTGAATACTGTGAAGAAGAAAACTTTTTTAAAAAATGAACCAAGACAAACCATTAATCCTATCGAACTTACAACGGAACCTTGTCCGAATGGAGGTGTACACGAAATTCCTAAGACTTCCTGCTGGAGCTAGGGGTGAAAAAGCCTTCTCAGATATTTGCCAAGTAATATACAATAGACTAAGACCTTCCTGTAATGTGCAAAATTAAATGGTTTTTCCACATCTTACTTTACAGACTATTCTCTAATAATACCCATGAACAATAAAGAAAAACTCGTTCTCGAAAATATCTATAGGGATGCTCATAATCTTAAAACAGTGGAAATAGAGAAAATGCTCGGTAGGTGTGAGCTAGAACCACTTGGGAATTATGATAAGTTTTCCGAATGCACGAAGGAGGAACAAGACGCTTGGAATTATCTTGAACATTTTTGTTTCGATGAACCATATACAAATTCAGGAGAAGAATTAGCAAACAAGCAGGGATTTTTAGAAGGTGTTGAATTCGCGTTAAGTAAAATGGGGATTAAGGAATTTCGTTACTAAAAACAAACTATGACTCCCACAAAGAAACAAAGAGATGCTGTAAATAATATCGTGGGAAATCATGGGAATATCACTAAGTCAATGAGAGAGGCAGGATACTCAGAAGCAAGCGTTCAAAACCCAAAGAATTTAACTGAGTCTAAAGGATACTTGGAAGCTCTTGATGAAGTAGGATTAACTCAGGAACTTCTCACATCCTCTCTAACGAATGATATTAAGGAAAAGGGTGACTTACCCATTGAGAAGCGAAATCGCACGAGAGAGCTAGAACTAGGCATGAAAGCACGTAATATGCTAGGGCAGAGTGGAGAGGGAGG